CGGAAGAAATGGCAACCGTAAGCGAAAGACACGCCGGTGGACGGCCGCGAACGCGAGCCCTTTGCAAAGAAGGCCGTGCCATTGAGGCGGCCGCTACTGGCCTTGGCCTGACGCGGCAGGACATTGCAGACAAGGTCGGCGTGAGCTACGTGACGATCATGCGCATTCTCGTCGGCGACCAACAGCCGGCCATGACTACCGCAAAAAAAATCGCCAAAGCCGTCGGGCTCAAAATTGGCGACATCTGGGTTTCGTAGCGGATTCCAATATTTTCTGCTGGCGTAAAAACTCGTCTTGACGAGTTTCTACGTGCTGCATAGTATCTCGCCCAACGTCGCTCATCGCGAGCGATGGATTCCACGAGGCGAGGGACCGCCAGATGAATCACGACGACGCACTGGCGTCCGCGCCTCACAGGCACGGAGGCCAAGAGCATGGAAGCGCACGAGGAAGTCGAGCGAGACAAGCGGGGACGCGTGGTGCAGGTCCATTACCTGCCGAGTCCCAAGCAGATTGCGGAGGAGTGCAAAAGGATTCAACAGACGTGGTCGCCTCGCGACCGTCGGAATCGGCACTACATGGCGCGCTACCGCGTCGAAGTGCAGGTCGTCAGCCACGATCTACAACACTTGACCGAATAGCGTCCACTTCCGACACGCTGCGGCACCGGGTGGACGCGTGCCGCGAACTGCCTGGCGATGGATTGCTCACGGCGTGGTGCGAGGCTGCCGTTGAGGCCGAGGCCACGGCCCGCGATCACGACGGCCACGCCGTAGACCGGAGGATTGCCGCTGGCGACCCAACGGCAATTCACGACGCGGTCGTCGAGGCTATCGGCCTGCTCGAACAATGCCGCGACGATCTGGACAAGCAGCTTGTCCCAGGCGTCGGTAGCTCGCTTTTGAGATTAGGAGACGTGCGCAACGGAGTGCGCACGGATGGAGCCGCAGAGGAGCGGCGTTGACAGGAAAGAACGCCGGGCGGCCACGGTGGGCCGCTCGGCACTGGGAGGGTGCCGTGCTAGTGCTAAGTCGGAAAGAAACCGAATCGCTCGTGTTTCCCGACCAAGACATTGAAGTCGCGGTCTTGGAGATACGCGGCGACCGCGTCCGGTTGGGAATCACGGCGCCCGAAAGCATCCGGTGTTACCGCGATGAGGTTTGGGCACGGATTGAACAAACAGAAGACGAACCGGAGGACGCATAGATGGGCCAGTGGTCAGACGAAATGCGGTCGGGGGTGGTGCGACGCGTCAAGGCAGAGCACGCATCACAGACCGCAAGGCTGGCGAGCGTGGCACGTGCCGCGGACGACCTGCTCACAAACCTGAGTCGCGTTGGTCGCGGACTGTACGAGATTGAACCAAGTGCCGTCCTTGCTCTGCGGCAGTCGCTCGAGCAATGCGGCGTGCAATTTAGCGAAAGGACTCCATAGATGGGACTCAAGATCACCCGCGGCCTCCGGCCGCACGCCGTGCGGGCGCTGATTTACGGCGCCGAGGGCATCGGCAAGACGACGTTGGCAAACCAGTTTCCAAATCCGGTCGTGCTGGATACGGAAGACGGCACGCATCACCTGGACTGCGCCCGCGTGGCCATCAACGACTGCATCGAACTGGAAGGGGCGATTCACGAGCTTGCCCGCGACCCGCAAGGCTTCCAAACCGTCGTGGTCGATTCTGCCGACTGGGCCGAAAGGATCGTGATTGACCATGTGGTGCGACGAGCCGGCAAAAAGAGCATTGAAGACTTTGGATTCGGCAAAGGGTATGTCGTCGTCTGCGAACAGTTCTCCAAGCTGCTGTCGGCCGCCGACGCGTTGATTGCCAATGGCATCAACGTCGTGTTCGTGGCCCACAGCAAGACGGTTCGCACAAGCCCGCCAGACGAAACCGATGGCTATGACCGGTACGAATTGAAGTTGTCGAAGCAGGTGGCCCCCCTGCTCCGCGAGTGGGCGGATTGCGTTTTGTTTTGCAACTACAAGACGAAGCTTGTCGAGGGGGCTGACGGCCGGACGAAAGCCAAGGGCGGCACCGAGCGGCTCATGTACGCAAGCCACACGGCCGCGTTCGACGCCAAAAACCGGTACGGCCTGCCGGACGTGATGCCGATGGCATTCGACTCGATCAAGGGGATTTTTGGGCCTGCAGCGTTGCAGGCCCGTGGCGCGGCACGGGCGGGCTGCGAGGCCGAACCGGCCGCGTCCACGAAACAAGCGGCGCTCCAGGCGATTGCCGCCGCCACGACGGTCGAGAGAGTCAAAACGCTCTCTAAGGCCATCGACGAGCGTCGCAACGCTGGCACGCTCGACGACAACGAGTGGGGTGAACTGCAAAGCGCCATCGACGCCCGCCTGGCGGCCCTGACGGCCGGGGGAGGCAACGATGGCGAGTAAGCAGACGTTTGCGGACGTGGCCAGCAAATACCTAGCAGAGCGTGCCGTGTCGGCCAGCTACGGGTCGAACGTCACACGCATTGCTGGCCGTGTCGGCACCATGTCGTCGGAACGCGTCAACGAGTATCTCAAGGCCCGCCTGCAGCAAGTCGCCACCACTACGGCCAGGGCCGAGCGAACGATTTTGCTCACGCTCTGGCGGGATGCCTACGAGCGCGGCGCCATCGACGATCCGCCGCGTGGCATCATGCGGGTCAAGGCACGCCGAGCCCCAACCCGCGCGTGGACCGTAGACGAGGTCAAGCTCGCAATTCGCAAGATCGCGGACTACCGCGAGGAGCGGCTCCGGTCTGGATGCCTCAAACGCCACTTCCTCATGGCGTGGTTTTTGCTTGGCTATGAAAGCGGCAGCAGGCACGGCGACATTTGGCGATTCACGGCCGCCAACCTCGACGGCGACCTGTTGCGGTGGACGCAACACAAAACCGGCGACGGAATCGTCAAGGTGCTGACGCCCGCGTGCCTGGCCGCCTGCCGGACGATGCTGGAGCAATCGCCGGACGGCCGAATCATCGGGTGGGCGTGCGGCCGGCGCATGGCGTATCGGCACATGCGGCTGCACTTGGATTGGTCTGGCATTGGCGGCACGTCCAAGTTTCTGCGGCGCTCTTCGGCAACTCATATCGAGATTGAGACGCCCGGCATGGCCAGCCTTCATTTGGGGCACAGGACCGCAACCTTGGCCGCCCAGGCATATCTAGATTGGGGGCAAATTCGCAGGCGAAGCCCGCAACCCCCTGCCCTTGTGACCGAGTGAAAGGAGCGTTGCATGGCATGGCATGACAAATCACCGTGGGCCGCAAAGCGTGAGCAGCAAGAGGCGATTGCCAAGCGTCGCGACAAGGCCGTGGGCATCATTCGTGCCTTCACGGCCGGCGAGCTCGAGGCGGACGCAGCGCTCAATCAGATAGTCGAAGCGTGGACTGGCGAGGCGGACGCAGTCGTCCGCGTGGGCAACGTACACAAACCGGAGATTCAGACATGAGTTTTGATTGGAGTTCCTTTATCGACGAGTCGGACGACAAGGGCGGCGTGGCCGTTGACGAGAAGTTGCTGCCGCTCCTGCCGGACGGTGCCCATGTCGGCGAAATCAAGTGGGCCGGCTACCAGCAAAAGGAATACGCCAAGGGTCCGAAAAATCCCGATGGCGACGTGCTCACAGTGAAGATTGTCGTACCCACCTACAAGCCTCAGTGGGAAAGCATCCCCTGCCACTTTTTCGGCAAGGTCGCTGCTCTCTGCAACGCCGCGGGCATCGCGCCGCCAAGCAAAACGTCACCGCAGTGGGACGAAACCCAACTGGTCGGCAAGTCGATCACGATTGAAACGCTCCTGGCGGTGAGCAAGGCCGGCAACGAGTACGTGAAGGTGGACCGCATCAAGCCGGCACCAAAGGCCGCGGCCGCCGAGCCGGCCAAGGCGCCGCCGCGTGCCCCGGCAAAGCCGGCCGCCGACTTCCCCCAGGACGACATTCCGTTTTGACACAACGCCCGCCTACGGAAAGGACTGTGCTCGATGCGTGACGACGACGACCGCGAGGACGATCCCGAACGCGAGCGGAGGCGATGGAACGCCTACCTCGACCTTATCGACGCGGAGATTGCAGAGGAAAACCGGGCGGCCGCAAGTATTTCGAAGGTGCCGCCAGCCCTGCCGTCGCCGTTTGTTGTGGACGTTGGAATCTACACGTCGCGGGCGGACCGAGACGCCATCCAGGCGGAACAAGACAGGTGGACGCGACTTGAACAACTGGGGAGGTAGCAGTGAGCGATTACTACATGGACGTGGTTTCGCGAGTGGCGGATTTGCCGCTGTTCAAGCAGCGGCCGCCGGCCCAACGCCACAGCAACACGAGCGTTGCGGCTGCCGCGTCGCTTGACGTGACGGCACTCAACAAATTGCAGCGGCAAGTTTTGGACTATCTGCGGACGCAGCCGGCCGGGGCCACCGACGAGCAAATTGCCGCCGCGCTTTGCATGAACCCCAGTACGGAGCGACCGCGACGCATTGAGCTCGCGAAGCGTGGCCTGGTCGTTGAGGCCGGCGTTAAGAAGGCGTCGAGCGGCAGGAATGCAACAGCGTGGAGGCTGGCGTGAGCAGGGCTTTTTTTCGCAAGTGCGTCAGTTATTGGGCTGCGAGAATCTGCGAATCAGACATTGGCGTTGATTGGTCTGACGCAATGGATCGCTGCTGGCGGTGCGGCCGACAAACAAAAAGCCTGCAACGGTGCCACGTCGTCGCAAAGCAATTTGGCGGAAAATTGGTGCCAGAAAACGTCGTGCTACTGTGCCGCGACTGCCACGACGAGGCGCCGGACGTTACTGACGGTTGCGAGGTTTGGCGATGGATAAAAGAAACGCGGCCGTCCTGTTACGGAACACTGTACGCAGAGCGAGCCCTTGCCATCGTTGCTTCCCGCAGAGTGGACGTAAGTAAATTCAACAAGGATAGATTTTTTGAAATTGCAGATACCCACGTCGGCGTGCATCTGATGCAAAACGGCGCTGGCGCGAAGATCAAGCCGTCGAGCCTTGCGTGGGCAATCGAACAGGCGTGCATGGAGGCATCCTAGTGGCATCTAGCTGGTTCCCCCTTTACGGCCGCGACTTCTTGGCAGCCACCCTTGGGTGGACTGCCGAGGAGCGCGGCCACTACGCCACCCTGCTCATAGCCCAGTGGGAGCAAGGCGGCCTGCCGGACGACGTGAAGCGCCTCGAGCTCATTTCGCCAGGCGTCGGCCGGTGCTGGGACACGATTGCGTCCAAGTTTCCGATGAGCACCGGCGGGCTTCGCAAAAACACTCGGCTAGAGCACGAGCGGCACATTTCCCATCAAAAGAGCGAGCGGGCTCGTCAGTCCGCCTCTGCAAGATGGGCAAATGAGGCAAGCAAGGCAGAGCCGAGTGGCGAAGAATGCGATGGCACATGCGAACGCATATGCGACCGCATATGCTCGGACGATGCTTCCATATCCATATCTTATTCTCCACCACCTCCTCCCCCGCCTCCGGCGTTGGAGAACGCAGAGGCCAGGGAAGGATGGCAGCGTCTACGGGACGCCTGGAACGCCGCCTGGGGCGATAAGAGGCAGTGGAGGTCATCGGAGCCGCCCCCCGACGCCATCGCCCGTCTGAGCGAGCCTGGGTGGCTTGAGGACGCACTAGAGGCCATCCCGGCCATCAAGAAGGGTGCCTGCTCAGGGTTCAAGACGCCGCCGTCGCTATCGCAGTTCTGCCGGCGTGACCAGCGAGGGTCGTTCGTGGCCAGGCTGTTGGGCGGCGAGTTCACGGACACGCCGCGGCCAGTGCGCGCTCACAACGGAGGCTGAGATGCCCACGACGATCCAGGCCATGCCGGTAGACGAGCGCGGCCGCATCCGGCTTTCGCAAGGGCAGCGCCGCATGCTGGCAGCAATCCGCAGGCTCACCGCCCGGCACGGCTACCCGCCGACGATCCGCGAGCTCGCGGCGGACCTTGGAATGTCAACGACCAACGGCGTGGCCCAAACGCTCCAGGCGTTGCGCCGCAAAAACTGGGTGGATTGGCAGCCGATGCACAGCCGTACACTTGTAGTCAACGACTGACCAAGGAGTATTTCGATGGGTCGAGCCAGCCGGGAAAAAGGAAAAAGAGGCGAGCGCGAATGTCGCGACGAGCTCATTGACGTATTCGGTGGGGCCGTGAAGGCCAGACGCGGGTGCCAGTTCCAAGGCGGGCCCGAATCGCCCGACGTGGTGCTGGAAGGCGTTCCGATCCACGTGGAGGCCAAGCGTACCGAGCGGCTTGCCCTGTGGCCGGCTGTTGAGCAGGCCGGCACCGACGCCCCGACCGGGGCCGTGCCAATCGTGTGGCACAAGTGCAACCGCAAGCCGTCGGTCGTGATCGTCGAGACGGCCCGACTGTACGACCTGGCGGTGGCCATCGTCGAGGCCCGCAAAGGAGCCGGTTAGTGGCCGCAAAGAGCAAGGAAGCGCTAGAGAATCGCCGGAGGTCAACGCTTGAACGCGGCCGGGCCACCAGCCGATTGGGAGCCGACATTGGCGAAATCGCCAAGCCTCTCAATCCAGACCGTCGCGAAGCCTGCCGGCTCGACCTTGCCAAGTTTCTCGTTGAGTATTTCCCCCAGTCCACCGGCCTGTCGCCGTTCTCGGACGACCACAATCGCGTGATCGGCCGCATTCAAGATTGCATCCTGCGCGGCGGCCGGTTCATCAACGCGGTCTATCGAGGCTTCGCCAAATCCACGATCAGCGAAAACTCGCTCTTGTGGGCCATGCTCTACGGCCACCGCCGATTCGGCGCGATCTTCGCGGCCGAGGCCGACCTGGCCACGAAGGCCATCACGAGCATCAAGCTCGAACTGGCTGAAAACGATTTGCTGTTTGAAGACTTCCCCGAGGTCTGCGTGCCCGTGCGGGCGCTCGAGGGAAAGCCGCAGCGGTGCAACTCGCAGACATTCGGCGGCAAGCACACTCATATCCGGTGGAACGCGGATAGCGTCGTGCTGCCGACGATCCAGGGTGGCGTGGCAAGCGGTTCGATCATCATGTCTCGCGGGCTCACCGGCTCAATCCTTGGCCTACGGCACAAGTCGCCGGACGGAACCCAACTCCGGCCGGACTTTGTGATCGTTGACGACCCGCAGACGCGAGAGTCGGCGGCCAGCCCAATGCAGTGCCAGAAGCGGCTCGAAATACTCTCGAAATCCGTGCTCAAGCTCGCCGGGCACACGACGAGCATCGCGTGCGTGGTCAACGCTACCGTCATCGCCAACGACGACATGGTTGACCAACTGCTCGACCAGCACAAATTCCCGGCGTGGCAAGGCGAGCGGATTCCCATGGTGCGGCAGTGGTCGAGCCGCCACGAAGACCTGTGGCTCGGCAAGTACCGCGAGCTCCGCAACACCTTCAACAAGGACACTGTCGGCGACCAGGCCCGTGCCCATCGCGACGCGAACGCGTTCTACGCCGCCAACCAGGCCGACATGGATGCCGGGTGCCTCGTCTCATGGCAATCGTGCTTCGATCCAGAGGCGGAAACGAACGCGATTCAGCACGCGTACAACGCGCTCATCGACGACGGCGACGACGTATTTGCGAGCGAGTTTCAGCAAAAGCCGCTGGCCAACGCGGCGCAATCCGCGGCGATTGCCTCCGACGACGTGCGCTCCAAGATCGTCAACATTCCGCGGTGGATCGTGCCGGCCGGCCTGGAGACGCTGACGGCCTTCTGTGACGTGCAGGAAAAACTTTTGTATTGGGCCGTAGTGGCCTGGGGCCCCCAACTCCGCGGCCACGTCGTCTCGTACGGCACGTATCCAGAGCAATCGCGGTCCTACTTCACGCTTCGCGACGCCAGAAAAACGATGGTCAAGGCGGCCGGCGGGGCCTCGCTCGAGGCCGCCATCCACGCCGGGCTCGGCCAGGTGGCTACCGAAATACTCGACCGGGAGTTTTCTCGCGAAACCGACGATGCCGTATTGCGGGTAAGCCAAATGTTCATCGACGCCAACTGGGCACAGACGGCGGGCGTCGTGCGAGACTTTGCCAGGCGTAGTTCGTGGGGGCCGCGCATCCTTCCGACGCACGGCCGTTTCGTCGGCGCGAGCGGCTCAACCCTCTCGGATCGCAAGGCGGATCGCGGCGAGCGTGTCGGTGCCAACTGGCGCACGAGCACGATCAACCGTCAGAGGCACGTGCTCTACGATACGAACGCGTGGAAGACGTTTCTGGCGGCGCGGTTCAAGTTGCCGGTGGGCGACTTGCAAGGCATGACGATCCATTCCGGCCATCACGAAATGATGTGCGAGCAACTGGCGAGCGAATATCCGACGCGAGTGGAAGCCAAGGGGCGTATCGTCGATGAATGGCGTCTCATGCCTGGCCGCGACAACCACTGGCTCGATTGCGTTGTAGGGTCGGCCGTGGC